ATTACACCCCCGATTCCCGCGAACGCCGTCTGCGTCCATGCCCAGATTGTTTTCATGTCCTTAATTCCTCCGTTCCGTTTACTTTTGCGTATAGAAAAGCGCCCCCGACGGATTTCAGGGACGCCTATACACCGAGTGAGATATTCTGTTTGCTCCGCCGCCCGTCTTAGCCCGTTTCCCGGATTAAGGCGGGCGGCGGGGCGGTTACGTTTGTTTGGGGAGCGCAGGCCAGAGCCGCAAGTCCTCCTGCCCAAGCGACCAGAGGGCGAAACCCCTGAGTCCCCAGCGGTACGCCGCCTCGTTCGTCCAGTAGACGAGGCTATCCACGTCTTGGTAGTAGACGATGCCGAAGCCGTCGCTGTCGCCGAGGAACAGCCGCGAACACCAGACGTTGATGTCCGTTGGGGTGAACGCCGCCGTGTAGTCGGCGTTGCAGGGGATGTTCATTACCGCCGAATGCACGAAGTCGTAGTCCATGCTGATGTCCTCGGTTCGGGTGGACGGTTCCTCCACATCGCTTTGAAGCGCGAACACCTGAAATTCAGAATCCCACGTCACGCCCGTCCTGCTTATCCTGCCGTAGTTTTCAATCGAGCCGTCCGGCATCGTCACGGCAAACGCCTCATACGGCTCATATGTCCATGCGTCGCCCAGCCTGAGCAGCTCGCACTTTATCTGCCCGTCGGAGCGGATGCCGCAATAGCCGCTTGTGGCGCTAATCGTCGCCGTGAAGCGGAGCGTGTTGCTGTTGCCCGAATAGACCCGCACGTTGTCGCCGCGCTTGCGCATTTCGATGAGGTACATATTCGGGTTGGTGCGGATGTCGGCGTTCGGCGTCTTGCTGTATGCGCCTTGGTATGAGCCGAGAAGCGTCGAACCTTGGTAGAGCTCCACCCGCTGGTTGTCGATGTTGATGCAACAGAACACGTTCCCGAGGAACACCCCGGCGCGACCGCTCCCGTTTTGCGGAAAGGCAATCCGCGCCCTCAGATGAACATCGGAGAAGCCGCTGTAATTCCACGCCAACTGCCCGCTGCCCTCAAGCTGTGAGTAGACACGCTCCATCGAAGACTCCTCGCTGCGCCACACCGCCCACGAGCCTGAAAGCGTCGTCCAGTAGGTGTCTTGGAGCGTGACGTAGTCGCGGAAGTCCTCATACCACGCCAAGGCGGAGTCGGGCTTGCGTCGCAATATTTCCGTAGTCAGCTTGAAGCCCGTGGCGGGAACCGCCATATTGCCGTCCACGTCCTTGAAGCTGCGGGGCGAGAGGGCGAAGGTGGCAGAACCCGCCGATGGCTGTTCGGAAAATACCGAGCAGACCTTGAAGCCGTAGAACTGCGCCCCCGGAACGCCGCCCTCGACTGTGAGCGTGTGGCTCCCCGCCGAGAGGTACACACCGTTGGCAAGCGAAGTCCGGTAGGTCTTCCTCCAATACGGCCACCACAGGCGGTTCTCGCTAAAACTCTGCGACGAGCCGTCAAGGTCAATCGTTATGCCATTCTTGTCCCAGAACGGGAAGCACAACTCAACCGCCACGTCGTAAACGCCAGACTGACTGATGTTGAAGTTGTAGGTCGCCGTGCCGTCCGAAGCCGAGAGCGTAATCGTGCCATTGCCGACCACCACGCCGTCGGTGTAGCTATCAGGCTCGCCGTCGCGGTCGACGTAGACCGTGCCGAATTGCGCCTTCTGAGTCTTGCCGTAGCAGGTCAGGTATCGGCGGCGGTTGTAGGTGTCGCTCGTGATGGGCGCGACCTTCGTTTCCGCGTCGCCGCCCTCGGCGTAGTCGTAGACTTCGGGGAACATATACGGCACTTGGTCGTAGTCGTCCCAGTAGGCGAGCCACGGGATGAACGGCTCCGGCGGCGCGTTGCCGGTGAAGTTGTAGCCGCCCTGCGCCCAGATTTTCGCGGCGTAGTAGGTCAGCGACACGCCCCGATAGGTCTTGCCGATATCGGCGGGATAGGCGTAAATCTGCCACTCCCAGCCGTACCCCGGCAGCCCCATGAATATTTTTTGCGGGTTCATCGCCGTGACCGCGTAGTCGTAAACGCCCACAAGCCAGTCGCGGGGCGACACGGGACCCGGCGCGCTGCCAGCCCACGACATGCCGTAGGACATAATCGCCGCCGTGTCGCAGTAGGCGTCGAGGTCTGCGTACACGCACCAGTTCTCGCCGCCGACCGAGCCTTGGATGCCCGTCATACCGGGCAGGCAGATGTTTACCATCTTGCTTGAATCGTAATTCTTGACCGTGCTGTAGATGAGCGAGAAGAGGTTGTTCGCCGCGTCCTTATTCTCATAACCGCCGCCGCGCTCCAAGTCGATGTCCACGCCCGCGCACCACGGGTATTTCTGCATAATCCGCACCAGTTCGGAGAGGAAGGTGTCCCGCGCGCCGTTCGTGTTCTCGCGGAGAGCGGTAAATATCGATGCCGTGCCGTTGTTCATGCAGGTGCAGAGCCACTTGATGCGCGGCCACTTGGCGCGGTATGAGGCAAGGCTCGAAACAGCAACACCCGTCTCGTTAATCGTGCCGTCGGCGTTGATGTTAAAGGAGAACATCCCGACGGTGTCGAGCCTGTTACCATAGTCGTTGAGGGCTTGGTACATCCGGGCGTTTCCCATGAACGTCCAGACCATATTGCGTTTGCCTTTGAGGTAGTTCCGGCTCATTGAGGCACCTCCGAATCGTTCATCTCGACGTACTCCAGATACACCCGCGCCGACTTCTTATCCTCGACCTTGATTTTGTGTTTGCTGTCGTAGGCGGCGGTGTATTGGAAGAAGCCCTTTTTTGGAGTCGCGGCGCCGTTTCGCAGGGCTTCGCGGGTGGAGGCTTTGAGGGCGAACTCGTCACCTGCGAAAGCCGCCGCCGTGAACTTGCATTTGTGGCTGCCCATGCCTTGACCGACCTCGATAGAACCCTCCGCCATCGCCTGTTTTGGGTAGACATAAAGGTCAAGCCCCGTAGATGTTTCGCCGGTGTTGAACAGCACGACCGTCTCGCCACTGCGCACCACTCCGTTCTGGTAACGGGACGGGTTGCCGCCGTTGACAATCATCGTGGTGGTATGCTGTTCGTAGCCAGCCAGCTTGCCGCCCTCCTGAAGCTGGATGTCGGTGAAATAGACCGAGCCTGTGCAATCGCTCACGATCGGCCGGACGACGACGGAAACGACACGTTTCTCGCTTTTGAGTTTTATCACCTCCGCGAAGCGGATGAAGTTGTTAATGCCCATTTATCCGTCCTCCGTCCATTGGATTTCTGAAACGTGACCAACCCAGCCGGTGGCGACGGAACCCGCCTGCAGCTGAATATCCGTGAAGTACACCTCGCCCGTGCAGTCCTGCACCACGAGCCGAACCGTAATCGTGACGAGCCGCCCGTAGCCTTTCGGGGAAGCGTCGCGGGCTTGAAGTTGAAATGAAGCCATAGCGCACCTCCCCCTAAAACAAGTCGATGAAGCGCGTCTCCGTGCTTCCGTCGTCGTACTCGAACACCAGTTCAATCCCGACCTGCCCGCCCACGCCCTTGACGAGGTTTTCCGAACCAATCTGCGCCGAGATGGTGTAGCTCCCGCGGTTGGCGGGCGTGACGGTCTGCGCCATGCTTTTTGTTACTCCCGACACACCGACCGCCTTGAAAGAAGCCGTGCCGCTCACGCCGTTCTCGCCGTCCACCTCAAAGCCGGAGTTCTGCCAGTAGGCAAAGCCCGAATCGGCTCTGCTGTTTCGAAGGTGATTGAACGGCACCATGTCCTTGATTTCCTGCCCGATGAGGTTCGACTGGTCGAGTTGGTCGGCGATGGAGTCGGAGGAGGAATCGCCCAGCTCCCGCAGTTTCGTCGAGAGTTCCAGCACCGTCTTCCACGGCTCCTGCAGGTTGTACTCGCGCCTGATTACCCTCGTCTTAATCGTGATGTCAAGGTCTCGGTCGTCCACCGTCACGATGTCGCCCAAGTCCCACTGCTCATGCTCGTATCCTGCCAGCACGGACAAGTCCATCGCCGAGAGGACGTAGGAGATACGGGGCTTTGCGTACTCGGCGAGCCGCATATTCGTGTGTTCAAGCATCTGGTATGGGTTTGTGAAGTTGGCGAGGTCAAGCGTCGAGACGCGCACCTCGCTCGAATAGGTGAAGTCCTCCACATATTCCTTGCCGTTGTTGATGGCGGCGAAGGTCATGCCGTCTTTGCCTATGGCGTAAAGGCGAGTCACCAGAGAGCGGGTGTCCACCACACGCTTGATGCCCGTGAGGTTCTTGCGGTATGCGAAGAGCGCGCCGCTGTCCGTGCCGGAGAAGGTCACGAGGTCTACGAGCCTGTCGCGGGAGTGGAACACCAAGTCGCCGCCGTGTATCTGCTGCACCATCCGCAGGATGGCGAGGGCGTTCTTCTCTTGGCAAGTCCACGTCCGGAGTGTCGCGACGTTCACCGTGCCGATTTCCCAGCCGGTGTCCGCAAGGGCGTAGTTCATCGCTTCGTTGGCAAGGGCGGCGTTGAACTCGGCCGGGGCTTTCTCGGCGGAGAAGGTCAGGTCATAGAACGCCGCCTCCGCGTAGACGGTGGTGAGGATACCGCTCCCGTCCGAACCTTTCTCGTCGGTGAGCGTCCGCACCCTGTAAATCTCCCCGGCAATCTGCACCTGCTTCTCGTTGTCCAAAGCCATCCGCTTGGGGTCGGAGTACGGCAGCTTGAACTCCAGCGTGTCCGCGCCGTTGACCTCGCCCGTGACGATGATGTCGTAGGCGTTGTCCAAGACCGCCTCCCACGCGCCGTTTTCGTCCAAGACCACTGGTCGGGCGAAGCCCAGTTTCTCATACGGGGCTTTCGGGATGTCGTGGAGCGTGATGTCGAGCAGCTTCGGCGTGACGCCGGTGTCGTTCGTAGTGAGCGTCACCCTGTACCTGATATAGGCACGATTGGGCGAAGCGAGTTCGCCGCTTGAGCCGACCGCCTGCCACGCCGACCACTCGGATAAATCGTCGGAGGTCGAAGTCTCAATCAGGCTGATGGCGGTCACGCCAGCCGTGTACTCGCTTGACACCGACACCCGCCCCGTGCCTGCAAGGGCGCAGTCTGCGGACTTGGTCGTAAGCTGTCCGCTTGCCGGGTAGGTGTCGTCCGAGCCTTTGCGGAGCGTTACAGCGTCGGGGATGGTGATGGCGTCCACCGCGCTGGAGGTGTCGCCGCCGTTGGCGAGCAGGGAGTTTTTGAAATACCGCTCCAAGTCGTCAATGGCCAGTTGCGATTCCGTCTCGACGAACCAGTCGTCGAAGCCGCCCGCGTAGTAATACTGGTTTGCGTGCATCCCGATGATGATGTCGGCGGAGCAGGACGGGTTGAGGTCGCCCGTGAACGTCCGCACCGGCGCTTTCCAGACCGCGCCGTTAGAGCGGTCGCAGAGGATGTACTGCGAGGTCTTCGCAGTCACGCCGATAATCGCGGCGATAAAGTACCAGCCGTTGTTGACCATCGAAAAGCCCGGCGTCTCGGTCTGGTCGAGGATAAGAGAACCCGCCGAGTTATAGAGCATCATCCTCGGCCTGCCCTGATAGAGCGACAGGTACAACAGCGGGTTGCCGGGTCCCTGCCTCGTATTGAACAGCGGAATATAGGTCTGCCCGACGGAGTATGTGGTCGGGTTAATCCAGCCGCCCACGGCGATTCTGTCGCCAAGCGCGGTGAAGAAGTTGGAGTCGTTCACCGCTTGCAGATAGGTCTTCTCCGAGGTCGGGTTGTTGATGTTCTGCTTGAAGTACCTGCCCAGTTTGCCGTTCGGAAGCGAAGCGGTCGTGCCGCTCCAGCCGGAGATGAGGATGTGCCGCCCGTGGCCGCTTGAATCCATCAGCTTTATGTCCGCGTCCGGCGCGGCCTCGTTGAACCGCCAGAGGGCGAGGGTGTTCTCCGAGACGGGGAACTCTCCCGTGAAGTCGGTTTGTGTGGTCAGTACTGATTTGACAGCCAATGTAACACCTCCATATCACCGCATACTTCCGACGCGGGTATAAAACTTGATCATCGCACAAGGTAAGTGCGCAATTGCCACCGGCGGCTCGCCGGTCACCTCCAGCGGCTCTTCGCCTGTATTTGCAGTTCCGTAAATGTCGCGCCTGTCGCGGTTATCGTCACGGTGTTCGTGCCTTTTCTGAGGACGGGGAAGTTCAACTCTTGCAGAAGCGGCAGACCGTTCCGAAGCGTCTCGCCCGTGCTGTCCACGACCTTGGCGGTCATCAGCCCGCTGTCGATAACGAGCGTCTCGCCGTCCGCGAGGTCTCCGATGACCTTGAGTTCGTCGTCGTTGGTCGCAATCGTGACGTAGGTCGCCGCGCCTGGCGGGATAACGGCTTTCAGGAGATAGACCGGCTGCGAGTCGGTGTTGCCCTTTGCCCGAGTGACCGTATTCTCGCCCGTCGCCGTGAGGTCGAAGGTCTCGTCGGTCAGGGCGTAGGCGAAGGGGTCGGGGCAGACGAATTTGAGGTCGAACGCCCCCGCCGAGAGGACAAGCCGCTCGCAGTCCACGGCGTCTTGCAAGCGCGCCGTGAAGTAGCGGTCTGGCATGTCGTCCAGCACAAGCTGTTTCAGGCCGTTATCAGGGTTCAGCCACTCGGCGAGGTCGTCCAACACCCCGACCAGAGACGAGAACTGGAACTGCGGGTAGACGTTGCACCGCACGGTGACGATGCGCTCGGCGATGTCGTTGCCGAAGTCCGCCACGCCGGGTTTGCCCGGCACGGTCACAAAGGAGTTGCGCAGTTGGGGCGAAGCCTGCCAGCCCGTGAGCCTCGCCTTGATGTTCATGCTTTGGGAGGACACGCCTCCATATAAAAATCCCATAACAGCGTCCCTCCTTTATGCCGGGCTGAACCGGCCTTGCGCCCGCGAGCCGGTCTGCATCCGATTGTACAGTTCCTGTGAAATCCTGCGGATGTCGTCCTCGCTGCGGACGAACATCTGCTGTATCGTAATCAGCGACCCGCCAAGCCCGCCGACAGACGAGCCGCTCACGGCGGCGTTCATGTTGATGGCAGGCGTGTCGAAGTCTGTGGGGATGGCGTTCTGCATATCCTCGCCGACCTGCGCCATCGTCTTTTCAAAGCCTACTCCCAAGCCCTCCGCCATGTTGTCGCCAAGTCCGGCGAAGAGCGTGGAGGGCGAGTGGATGCCGAAAAAGTTCTTGATGCGGTCGACCACGCCGCCGAAGAAGCCGGATATCTTGTCCCAGAGCCACGCGCCCGCGTCGGAAATACCCTGCCACAGCCCCTTGACGAGGTTGCCGCCGACGGAGACGATCTGACCGATAGAGCCGTTGAAGCCCTTGACCAGAGCCGCGATTATCTGCGGCACTGCTTTCACGATTTCCACGATGATGGCGGGCAGGTTCTTAATCAGCGAGGTCAGAAGCTGTATGCCCGCCTGTGCGAGCTGCGGTATCGCGCCAATGATGAAGTCCACGATGCCCGTGATGATAGCGGGCAGAGCGGCTATCAGTTGTGGCAGAGCGTCGAGCAACCCCTGAGACAGTCCGAGGATAAGCTGTAAAGCCGCGTCGAGGAGCATGGGCAGGTTATCCACCAGACCTTGAACAATGGTCGTGATGGCGTTGACCGCCGCCGGTATCAGTTCGGGCAAAGCCTCGCCGATGCCCGTCACGAGCGCCGTCACCAGTTGCACCGCCG